CACCAGAAAGGCTAGCTGTAAAAGAAAAAGTAAAGCAGGCACAACTACGTTTCTTAAAACGCTCACTACAGGAATATTAATCATGGAATTAAAAGTCTTTTCTATTCACGACAAAGCGACCCAGGCATTTAATCAACCTTTCTTTATGCTAACAAACTCGGAAGCAATACGCGCATTTCAAAACATGGCGCGCGACCCAGACTCACAAATATATAAAAATCCACTTGACTTCCACCTGTATAGATTGGGAACATACGACAATACAACCGGCGAAGTAACAAACGATCTGCATGATCTGGGTGCTGCTGCACTATTTAAACAGGAAGATAATGTTGAAGAACTCTTCCCTGCTAAGGAGCTAAAGAAATGAAATCAGTCATGAAACATCAATTTAGCAAGGTTCCTTCTGTATCAATACCTCGCTCCACATTCGACCGCTCTAGCGGCCATAAAACGGCATTTGATGCCGGTAAACTGGTACCCATATTTTTTGATGAAGCTCTCCCGGGTGATACCTTCAACCTCAATATGTCCGCTTTCTCCCGTATGTCTACACCGCTGTATCCAGTCATGGACAACTTATACATGGATACCTTCTTTTTTGCGGTTCCGCTTCGTCTGGTATGGGCAAACTTTCAGAAATTCATGGGTGAACAAACAGATCCAGGCGATTCAACGGACTACCTGGTCCCAACTATCACCGCTGATGCCGGTGGATTCGATGAAGAATCCGTATATGATTACTTGGGTATTCCCACTAAAACAGCAGGACTAGAAGTTTCTGCGTTACCACTTCGTGCAATGAACCTTATCTGGAATGAATGGTTCCGCGACCAAAACCTACAGGACTCATTAACCGTCGAAACTGACGACGGCCCAGACCTGGAATCCCAATACACGCTTTTATCCCGTGGCAAACGTCACGATTATTTTACATCGTGTCTCCCCTGGCCACAAAAAGGCGACGCCGTAGATTTACCACTAGGCACAACGGCACCTGTATACGGTGATGGCAACGCTTTAGGACTTACAGACGGTACCAATACTGGAGCACTTTATAAGTATTCTGTAAACGACGATATTCGTCCCAGTCAGGGTATTTATGGCGATCCGGTTGGCACTGCTGTTTCTGGTGGTTCTTTTCTAGGTGATGTTGCAATTGGTGTAACATCTACTGCTGCAGATTCAGGTATGTTAGCTGATTTAACTAATGCTACAGCTGCAACAATTAACCAACTTCGCCAGGCATTCCAGATCCAAAAACTACTCGAACGCGATGCTAGAGGCGGTACGCGCTACACTGAAATAGTACGCGCTCACTTTGGTGTAACCTCACCTGATGCTAGGTTACAACGTCCTGAATACCTGGGCGGTGGTAGTACATCTGTTAACATTAACCCTGTTTCTTACACTGCATATGATGGTGCAAATTTAAACTATGCAGGTGACCAGGGTGCGTATGCAGTAACAGCAATAAATAATCATGGTTTTACAAAATCATTTACTGAACATTGCATAATCTTGGGTTTTGCTAATGTCCGAGCTGATCTTACTTATCAGCAGGGTCTTAATCGTGCCTGGTCACGTCAAACACGCTATGATTTCTACTGGCCTTCACTTGCTCAAATAGGAGAGCAGGCCGTATACAATAAAGAAATCTACGCCCAGGGTACCGCCGGTGGTACGGATGATGATGATGTATTCGGTTATCAAGAACGCTATGCCGAATACCGCTATAAACCGTCAATTATTACCGGTGCGTTTCGATCTAACTTTACCGGAACACTTGATTCCTGGCATTTGTCCCAGGAATTTAGCTCACTTCCTACGCTGTCAGATACATTCATCACTGACGCCCCACCAATGTCGCGTATTCTGATTACTGGTGCGACAGAACCAGACTTTATATTCGATTCATACTTCAAACTACGCTGTGTACGACCGATGCCGCTCTACGGTGTACCTGGCATGATTGACCACTTCTGATGGGCTTCTTCTCAGGTGGTTTCGGTGCTCTTGCAGGTGCAGCTGGCGCTTTATTTTCTGGCATACAGTCTAAGAACTCTGCTAAAGATCAGATGAACTTCCAGGAACGTATGTCGAATACATCGTTTCAACGAGGAATGGCTGATCTTCGAAAAGCAGGTCTAAACCCAATACTCGCCGCCAAAGTAGGCGGCGCTTCAACTCCCCAGGGTGCAGGCTATCAAGTGCCAAACATAGGCGAAGCCGCTACTAAAGGCGCACACCAGGCTGCTTCTGCTAAGCAGGTCGCCGCTCAAACAACACTAACAGAAAACGAGGCCGTTAAATCAGGTCAGGAAGCTAATTTGTATGAAAAAGAACCGTGGGTCTTGGCTGGCGAAAAACTAAAAGGAATAACGCCTATACTTTGGCCAGCACTAAAAGCTTACTGGGAAACAAATCTTAAAAATGATGCTAAGTCATCATTATCAGATGCGCTCTCAGGCGCACTCGACACAACGCCACCAGGCAATAATGATAAACCTACCCAAATCGACATAAAAGGTGGTAAAAATGACCCATG